CGCTTGTTCTATACTTGCCGAAGATATTATGGATTGACTACCTACTACTGTGTTTTTATGTTTTGAAACCACATTAGTAGAATTGTTTTCTGCTCCTTTTCCTATTATAAGAGTCCCGTCGTTTCTTACTTGTAATAAATTATCGTCATTCACGTCTGTAACCTTAAAGCCGTCAGTAGTCACTGAAGTATCTGAACCTTTTACAGTTGTGTTGGTTTCAAGGCTTAAATTACCCGTTGATTTTATGTAGCTATCAGTTGTTGAACCTATTACCATTGTGGGTGTTGCCGAATTGAAACCCACTGTTAATTGGTTTGTTGAGGTACTTTTTAAAGCACTCGCACCCGCTGAGAAACCCGTTCCCAAAACAATAGAACCTGCGTGATTTACTTCTGTTGCTGAACCTAAAGCTAGACCCATATAAGCATTACTTTCTGTATTCCAACCTAAAGCAGTCGCAAAGTTAGATGTACTTTCAGCTTCATAACCTAAAGAAGTTGTGTATTGACCACTTGCTATGGCACTTTTTCCAATTGATATAGCTCCCGTATTTGAAGAAGAAGCACCCGAACCGATACCGATTGAAAAATCAGATGTTGCAGAACCAAGCAAAGCAACTGCAACACCACCCGCAACCGATGAAACACCCATTGACACACCTCCATTTGTTGAAGTTCCTCCAATTGCTATTGAATTGGTTAATGTAGCTGAAGAATTATAACCAATCGCTATAGCTTTTTCTGAAGTTCCAGATCCGATAGTGGCATTTTGACCGATAACAACATTTTGAACTTTTTGTAAAGTATTATTATTTGTTGCATCTTTTCCTATTGTAAAACTACCATCATTTTTTATATCTAAAAAAACAAGGTTATTAACATCCGTAACTTTAAAACCACTTGTACTATTTAAAACATCAGAACCTTTTACTAAAGTATCATCTTGTAGGCTAATTCCCTCAGAACCTAAAACACCTAAACCATTAGCTATTATTTTTCCGTTCCTAATTCTAAAAGTTTCTAAATTAGATGAGGTTCCAAAAGTTAAGCTCATATCATTTGTTCCATGATATATATTTTCTATTCTACTAGAAAATGAACCACTAACATTAAAATCTATAGAAGCCTTTTCACCTGCAACTAATGAACCTGATTTATTAATTAAAATACCTGTATGATCTGTATTTGTATTTTCTAAAGTTAGAGAAGGAATAGTAGAACTTGCATTCTTAAAAGTTAAATCATTACCATCTAAATCAAGTATTCTATCTCCTGTTAAAACTCCATCAGCAGTATAAATAGAACTACCACCACCACCACCTGATACAGAAGTCCATGCAGAACCATCATAAACCATTAAAACGTCTGCAGTCTTATCATAACATAAAATAGACTTATTAGGTGTTATAACATTCCATGATACACCATCATAACGTACCCAATCCTTTAAAGCTACAGTACCCCAATTTGCATGAATAGAACCACCTAAAGAAAGAACGTAAATATCACCAGTTCCTGTAGTTGGTGGTGCTACACTTGCATCTACAAAATTAAGTGCAGCAGGTATAACTTCTCTATCAGTCCATTCACTTAAACCTTGTTCATTTCTCCAAATACTATCTCCATTGTTAGCAGTTGTAAAGCCTTTAGGCTCGTGTAATTCTGCTTCTAATATATCTCTATGCCTCCAGCTCATTAATCATAAAATATTATACCTCTTTTATTAACTTGTGGTATTTCTCCACAGTCTTTAAATAAAGGATATTTAGTACTATCTGCTTTTTTAACTTCTAAAATGTAATCTATCATAGTTACCTTTATATCATCAGCAAGTGATATATAAAAGTCCCTACTTTGTGCATAATCTCCACTTTTAGCTTGTGTTCCAAACTCACTATCATTAAGCATAGAACCTTGATTAGTTATTTGTATATGAACTTTAGAATAACAAACATAAACCACATAATGAGCTAACATAGAATTAATAAAACTATCTAATAAAACTGCATTATCTGCTGTTATAGTTGATGTTTGAATTTGTGTTAAAATCTCATTAAAGAACTTTTCACCTAAAACAGGCTTAATATATTTTCTTTGAGTAGTTAAAATGTAATTTGTAAAGTATGCCTCATCAAAAGCAACATCATTAACTGCTAAGGATGCTACCTGTACATCTGTTATTATTTCTGTATTTAAAGCCATTACTCTTCTATTTCTTCTTTAGTTTCTTCTGTTTCAATATTTGCTACAGCGTTTTGATTAATAAATAATTCACCTCTAATATCTCCTTCTTCAAATGGTTGTAAACCTATCATAAATCGACCTTCATTTACTGTAGTTACTGCATTAAGTTCTACCCTATCAGAATTACCAACTGGAGAAACATTTAAAATACTTAAAGTATAATCACCAAACTTAGTTTCTCTTTTTATAATGTTGTTTAATGCTCTTAATATTGGTTCTTGAAAATCAGGTATTATTACTGAGTTCATAAACTTATCATACTCTAGTTTTATTTGCTCATTACTTCCTAACTTTCCTGAAGTTTCTAAACCTGCTAAAGCTGGTGTTATTCTATGTGCTGTTATAATATTTCTAACTGCTAATTCACTAAGCATTTCAAACTCTCCATCTCTTTCTCTTTCAAACTCTATTACCTTTGCAGCTTGTTCAGGACTATCTAAAAGCTCAACTAAAAACTTATCATTATTACCTTCTCCTGTGTACCTCTTTTTAATTTCCTGTACATATGCTTGTGCATTCATTCCATCAGGAACTTCACCGAACATCTGCATTAATACACTAGGAAAAAAACCATTATCAAATTTATCTATATTGTATTTAGAAACTCTATATTCGATATCAATCCAATCTAAAGCACCAACATAATCAGGTAAACCATAATAACTAAATTCAGGATATTTACGCATTATATGTACTAAATACTCATTCTTTGGTGTACCATTCCAAAATGTAAGATTACTATTTATTGGATAGTCACTAATTGGAGCGTAATTAAGTAGAATATCTCTCCAAAAATTAGAAATGTAAGCACGTTTTTTATCCTTTCCTTTTCTAACTGTTGTAGCATCTTCACTAAATATAGCAGTATAATCACCTGACTTTTTAACGTGTGGGTAACACTGACCAGTTATAACATAGTTTTGTACTAACTGTTTAAATAAAGTATCTATATTATCATTTTCAGGGTTAACTTCATTTAACCAATCTTGAAAGTCTGAAGGTAAATCTTTAAAATCTACATCTTCACCATCTTTAGAATATAAAAATCCTTTACCGATAGTAAAAGTTATTTTTTGATTAATAATAGAACTATGTGTACTTGATCTTCTAGCACGTTTAGCTAAATCATTTGGGTAAATATTACTAGAATCTTGAAAAAATGGTACATATTTTTGCTCAATATCCTTGTTTATTTTCTTCTCCTTTTTAATTATTGGAGTAGTTATAGGATCTTTTACAGTACTGGCTTTAATACTATTTTTTTTAACTATATTATTAATTCTTTTAGTCTTCTTTTTTTGCATCCTTTTCTACTATTTCAACAATATTACCAAAACCTGCTTTATATAGCTTACTTAAATCTTTCTGCGTAGTTTTTTCTGTTAAAGATATAACACCTACAGAACCCATTACTTTTTTACCTAGAAACTCAGCTTTTATTATAAACTTTTTCATATGCCTAATATACTAAAAAAAATCACTATTTATAATCATTCTAAATAACAAAAAAAAAGGATAGCTTTTTAAACCATCCTTTCTTATTATTATTAATTAAAGCTTTGATTATGCACCAAAACTCTTAGTAGTACCACCGTTAACAGCAATACTTCCTACAAATTCTCTAAGTAATTGAGCTTGTTTACCTGCAAAAGTAACAGTATAACCATTTTGCCCTTGTAACTCACCTTCTAATACTTCATTAGTAACTGCATTTACAGCAGCATCTGTACCCATTATTTCGTCATATCCTAAAACAAAAGCTATATTTTCATTAGTTGCTTTGTTATAAGTTTCAAAAATAATTACTAATCCACATGATTCAACATACTCATTAATTCCAAAAGCTTTAACTTTTTCCATTTTAGGAGTAAAAACTTCTAAAGATGTTTCATAAGAAATAGAACCATTTTCTCTAGAACCTTCTGAACTATAAACCTTAGTTTCTAATTCTCCTTCAATTTCGTAAAACACATCATTTGTAGTTGATAGTGTTACTGCTGTATACGATTGATTTGTTGCATTAGCTGTAAAAGAAACTATATCATCTTTATTGATAACATAAACTGCTTTTATACCTCCTCTTCTGTTTTCATCAGAACAACTGATTAAAACGTCTGTTGTAATTTCTGCCATTTTTTTTTATTTATTATAAGTTAAAAAATACCCCCACATATATTAGTGAGGGCTTTTATATTCTACCAGTAGAAAGAGATTAATTCACCGAAAACAAACTGAACACCCATTTTATACTTAGCAATGATTTTTAACAATTCATCATCATCATCATTTGATCTAAATTTCAATTGAGCTTCAGGATCATTAACATCAGAACCAATTACTAGGTTTTCATCTGCAGTATAAACTAACATATTCTTCCCTATATCAATTCCTAAACCACCTGAATTAGGATTAGTAGCATCTGCTAATTGAGTGTCCCAACCTGTAATAGTAATTATTGGAATACCTCTAAAAGTTAATTGAGAATTTCCTTGACCATCAATAAGTCTAGATAAACCTAAGTTATTTCCAGTACCTAATTGCTCATAAGTAGTAGTTAAGTTATCCTCAATAGTACAAGTAACTCTAATTGATTTCTTGTTATTTGGAACTTGTCTTAATACTTTAGTTTGGTTTTCATAAACTGACTTTAAAAGCTCATAAGCTCCATCAGCTACTAAATCTCCATTAGTATCTTCTACACTTGCAATAGTACTCATTTCAATGTACTTTCCTAACTGTGCAGAATCTGCTACAAAGTTTTGAACGAATCCATCAAACTGTGCATAATCAGCACTTGCAGCAGTAGAAGCAGCGAACCATGCTATTCTTCCATTATCATCAGCAATAGCTTCACCAACTGACTTTCTTGCAATCTCACCAACTACAGTAGGTAGTAAATCATCTATTGCAGTTCCTGAACCGTAAGCCTCTTCAAATACAGTACCGTAGAAAGTATCTCCACACTGCTCTAAGTTTACTTTCAATTTAGATACTTCTAAAGTTCTATCTGAAACATTAACAATACCACCAGTAGCAGAAAAACCACAACTAGAGTAAGCCCTTACTATTTTAGTAAGTGGAGAAGATAAATACATATTAGTTTTTACCTTTACATTTGGAATAACTCTTATTCCTTTTAAATCATCTGAACCTTCTGAAGGCTCAAAAAATAATCCTTGTACATCTGAACCTTGGTAAGTAGTACTAAGTGACTTTGTAATAAAATTTGCCATTTTTTTTTAATTTAGTTTTTTAATTTACTTTTTATTTCTTAATCCTGACATTTCAAAAGTTGCTAAAATAGCTTCTCCTAATTCATCTTTAATTAATTCTTTTTTACTTTCTAAAACATCTTCTTTAGCTGGAATTACTTCTCTACTTGCAGATACTTTTTCAAGTTCTTTTTTAGTTGCTTCTAAGCTTTCAGCACTTGCTTTAACTTCAGCATCTTTTTTAGCATTTGCTTCTTCTAATTCTACTAGCTTTGCATTTGCTTCTTCTAATTTTACTGAAGCTTCTGCTTCAATATTTGCCTTGATTTCAGCTTTTAAAGCTTCAATATCAATAGCTTCTTCTTTCTTAACTTCTAAAGGTGCTTCTGCTTTTGCTTCTCCACCTAATAAAGCCTTGATTTGATCCAATATTGAATCTTTCTTTTCAGACATATTTGATTTATTTAATTGATTTACATAATCTTTAGGAATGTTTTTATATCCCATCTCTTTTAGTTTTTCAGTAGATGCAAATGCTGCTACCTTCATACCTTCTTTTATTGAACTAACAAAACCTTTTTCACTTGCTTCTTCTGAAAATATCCATGTTTCATTACTCATCATGTCCTGAACTTCTTCTAAACCTAAACCAGTTGCATTAGTATAAATCTTTGCAATCTTTAAATTTATAGAATCCATTAGATCAGCTTGTTTTCCTAATTCTTCTCTATATTTTCTTATTTCGTCTGAATTCATACCTTCCATAGATATTATAGGAATCCATGAATTATGAATCATTATAACACTATTTTCAGTCATTGTAGGTAATCCATCACCTGAATAAGCTAATACAGAAGCAGCACTAGCAGCAATACCAACTATTTCTACATTAACTTTTATATTAGAAGTTTTTAGAAAATCGTAAATAGCAAATGCCTCAAATACAGAACCACCACCACTATTAATAGTTAAATTTATTTCTTTAGATTTTGAACTTTTAACCTCTTCTATAAAGTCTTTAGCATTAACACCAAAAGCACCTATTTCTTCATCTATTGAAATAGAAAGAGCATTGTTAATTGAATTATTTATATTATACCAGTTCATATAAACAATAATAACAACTACAAATTTATCTATGTGTTTATTTTGTAAACAAAAAAAAGGACAACAGTTTTTAAACCATTGCCCTAAAACAAAACACACACACACACAAAACGCTCTTAACTCTTATACCTTGTATCTTTTATAATTTTTCTAATATGGTTTACAGATAAATCATACTTAGCAGATAAATTGTAGTAAATACTCATTTGTCTTTCTAAAGGATTTCTATTCATTATATCATAATCTCTTAATACTGAAAAATTTCTAAGCTCATTTATATTAATTAAACCTGATTCTAATAATTTTAAACATGAATCATTAACATCTAAAGAATCTTTAGTAATCAAATAAAGCGTATTAATTAGATCATCTTCCAGTTCTTTAATCTCTGTTGCCAATAAGACAGTATTCTTCTTTTGCATCTTGAACATTTCCCTGTAAAAGTTGGATCTATTATTTTAGTAAATAGACTATATAAATAATTTAAACTTTTAGAATCAGGAAACATTTTATTAGATACCTTATTAAAGGCTTTTAATATTTCTACTTTCTCATCTTCTGTTAAGTTCTTTAAATTTTCGTTTACATCAAATTGTAACATATTATAAATATAACAAAAATGATTTAATTACCATTTGTTCTTAGGGCATTTTTCACCCTTAAATAGTATCTTATCATTTATTGAACATTTACAGATTCCACATTGTGAAATACCTTTCTTTTTTAAGAAAAAAAAGTATTTAAAATCCTTTCTAAAATAAACACAACAGCCACAAATATACAACCGTTTTTCTTTTTCTTTAGTGCTTAAAATATCTGAGTATTCTAAGTTTTTAATAATTCCAAATAATTTACCTAACATATATTAAATGTATTTTTCTATCCAAAACTTGCTTCCTGTTCTATGTTGTTAACCTTAATAGCTTGTGATGTAGTTTCTGTTGCTACATTGGTAACTTGAATATTAGAAAGGCTATTACTTATTGCTTTAGTCATTCTATTTTCTAAACCTTGCAAGTCTAAATTTCCACTTGATACCATACCACCGTTAGCATATCCTATTCCTAAATTTGGCATTGGTTTATTAGTTCTCATGTTTTCTAAAGCACCAACTAAGCTAGAACCTTCAGAAGTTCCTAAAACGTGTTTAGGTACTACGTATTCACCTTCATGAACTATACCAGCTTGTTTAAATCCTGTTTCATCTGCTATTCCTGATCCATTACCAGTAAAACCACCATCTGAAAATTTCTGTGAAGCTATTGCTCCTACTTGTACTGCACTTCTTGCTATTGCTATTCCTGCTAATATTTTATTTTGTGCTGCTCCTGCTACACCTGAAGTAAAAGCATTTAATGGGTTACCTGCTGAATTAGCTGCTATACTTGCAATCTCAGTAGCTAAAGAAATAACAACATTTGCTATTTCTAATTTCTTTTTCTTTTCAAAAGCCTTTTTTTCTATTGCTAATTTTTTAGCTTCAAACTGTTGTTGACTAATTAAACCACCTTGCAATTCAGCATCTAAACTAGCTAATGCTATATCCTTTTCTCTATCTGCTTTCTGTTGTTCAATATTAGTTAAAGTAGTTGCTAATTCATTTGCAACATCTACAGCTCCTTGATTCTTTATTTTTCTATTTTCAGCATCTATTAAATCCTGTTTTTTCTTATCATTTTTTAGTTTTTGTTCAGCTTTTGCTGCTTTAGCTTCTTTTTTCTTATTTTCTTCATCTGTTATTATTTTAGCATCTGCTTTTTTCTTATCTGCTCTACTTCTTTCTAAAGCACTTTCTTTAGCATCAAATTTAGCATTAACAGATTCAATAGCTAATCTTTTTGCTTCTGCTGTTCCTTCTCCTAGTTTTATAGAATTTACAGCGTTTAATCTTTCTATTTCTAACTTCTTATCTTCTGCTTTTTGCTTATTTTCTATTTCTAAAATTAAAGTTTCTTGATTGTTTTTTAAAGTATTTTTAGCTAATCTCTTATCTGCTCTTTCTATTTCTTCTTTAAGTTTTTTATCTGCTTTTAACTTATCATCAGCTAGTTCTTCTTCACTTTTTAGTAATTCATTATTAACTACTATTATATCTTTTTTAGTTTTTACTTCTTCTTCATTTACTTCATTTACTTTTAATCTTATTTTTAAAGCTTCTTTATCTTCTGATAGTTTTGAAAGTATATCACCTTCTGCTTTAAGAACTCTAGTAGCTTTATTAAATTGGTCAATAATATTAGGAAGATCATCACCAAATAAACTCCTAGAGGTTCTAGTTTTAGCTTGTATTCTATTTATTTGTTGTACTTTTTCAATTACAGTAAGAGATTCATTATTAATAATAGCTAATTGTTTTCTAGTTTCTTTTAAAGCATTTATTTCCCTTTGTTCGCCAAAAGTTCCTTTAAATGATTTAACACGTTTTTCTCTAAGTTTTTCCGTTTTTCTTATTGATGCTTCTTGTTTTATAAATTCCTTTCTTATTTTAGTTTCTGCTGCTAACTGTTTTATTCTAGCATTTGCTACTTTCTCACCTTGCTCTTCTATTTTTTCAGTTGATTTTTTTAATATTATCTGATTTACCAACTGCTCATTAACTTCTTTTAATCTTTTTGCTAAAATTTTATTAGATAAGTTTTCTCTATCTAATCCATCTAGAAATTTAGGACTTATTCTATTAAGTTCTTCTATTAATATTTTTCTTTCATCAGTTCCTTCATTTAAATCTGTTATTCTACCAACTAATACATTTATAGCTATTCTTTGTTCTTCTAAAGCATCACTTTCTTCATGAGTATTATTTGTAAGATCGGAAAGTGTATTAAGTAAATCAGTAGCTCCTTGTGTTATATCTCTAAAGAACTCAGTACCTGAAGAACCTAAAATTAAACCTTCAAAAGCACTAGTAAGCCTTTTTATATCTCCTTCTAAAGTATCTCCTACTACTGCAGCCATTTGTTTAGCACTACCAGCAGCATCTTCTAATGAAGTAGCAAAAGCTTTTGTTTTTTCTTCATTGTTAGCTAATGTTATTGCTACTGCTGCTCCTCGTTTACCAAATAAATCTAAAGCAGTTGCTGCAGGATCTAAACTATTTCTAATTTTTTCAAATGCTTCACTAGTTGTTAATCCTGCTTTTTGAGTATCTAAAAGAATGTTTCTTAGTGCAGTTCCTGCTGTTGATGCATCAAAACCAGCATCTGTTAAAGTTCCTAAACTTGCAGTAGTTTGTTCTATTGAAAAACCAACAGTAGCAGCTACTGGAGCTACAGAAGCCATAGCAGTTTCAAATTTACTAATATCTAAAGCTGAATTAGTAAAAGATTTAGCCATTATATCAACTATCTTTTGAGTGTCTTTTGCTTCTAAACCAAAACCATTAATAGTAGCTGCTGCTACTTTTGCAGATTGTGCTAAATCTGATCCTGTAGCAGTTGCAAGGTCTAAAGTAGCTTCTGAAGCATCTAATATTTCTTGAGTATTAAAACCTAATTTAGCATATTCTTCTTGTAGTTTACCAACTTGAGAGGCTGTAAATTGAGTACTAGAACCTAAATCTTTTGCAGACTTTTCTAATTTATTAAATTCTTCAGTTGTAGCACCTGTAATAGCTTTTACTGTTGCCATTTGTTGCTCAAAATCTTTAATAGTTTGTACACCATCACTCATTATCTGAAACAACTTCTGAGCAGCAAATAAACCAACAAAAGCACCACTAACAGAATTTCCAAACTTTCTAAAAGATTTACCTAATCTAGTAGTAAAGCCATCAATACCTAACATTTCTTGTCTAGTGACTAATAACTGTCTTCTAGTACCTTTTAAACCTAAATTAACTTTAGCTATACTTTTAGCATATTGATCATTGGTTATAACACCATCTTTAACTTGTTTTTTAAGCCTCTTCTGTTGATCGGTTAATTTTTTTAAAGTTAATTCTAAACCTACTATTTTCTTTTTTTGATCTGCTGTACCTTGTACATCTATTTTTATTGCTATTACTTTTTGTGCCATTTCTATAATATTAATGGTTCAAAATTTTGTGTTATTTGGTCAAATACACAAACATTTATTATTTGCCCATTACTAACCACATAAACAGGATTAGGTGAAACTGGATTATTACCGTTATTACTATTTCCGTTATTTCCTTTTTGAGTAGCATCTATTGCTACATTTCCTAAATCCTCAAACTTAAAAAGATTAACTTTTGTAGTTCCATCGCTTAAAGGTTTATAATCTTGTACTTTTTCAACTATGTAATAACCTGTTATTTCTGAAGGAGTAGATATATAAACTAATTTTCTAAAATCTAAATTATTAATATCAACATCATCTAATTTAATATAAGCTGTAAGCCTTCCACCATCTTCTATATTTTTAAACATATTAGCATAGTGAGTATTAAATAAACCATCTGCACCCGTAAAGCTTAAATTCATTGGGCTAGTTAAATTGTTCCATGTTTCAAATATTCCTGAAGGAACAATTGAAGTAGTAATATTTCCAAATAAATTAATAAGTTTATTAGCTCCACTTGTAGAATATTGAAAATAATTATTAAAAAAGAATATTCTAGGATTATAAGAGTTTATTCTACCTGTTGATCCTGTTGGTGGTAATCCTGTATTTATATATTCATTCCATATTTTTAAACTAACTGGTGATGTATCTGCGCTAGTAGTTGTAGAAACTTCTAAACAAGCATTACCATAAGAAGCACTAAATAAACCTAATTCTATTGTATCAGTTCCTTCAGCAAATCTATCAGGTAAAACATAGTTATACCTTGCGTAAATTCTTTTATTTACATCTTGCCATCCTTTAAGCCATTCATCGTTATTAAGTTCTTTATATTTAAACTCAACATTTCTTTTATATGTATTAATATAATCTATTTCATAATTCTTACTAAAATCTATTTTATCAGTCCAATCTAAAGAATCTGTAATAGGTTTAAAAAAGTCATTTCTAGGCTCAAAATATATAGTTTTAGTTTTTGTATCAGTCCAATAATAAATATTAAACATTCTTGAAAAATCATTTATTACATCTATTAACTTAACACTATCAGGTATTAATTCACTTAAACTAAAAGTATCACCTTTTGATAATTTAGGACTTCTTTGAATATCAAAAAATGTACCTGCTTTAAATTTAACTTCTGAATTAAAACTAGAAAATGGGTTAGGCGTCCAATCATGAGTTATTTGTACCTTATCACCTTGTGTTAATATTGCTGATAATTTAAAAGTTGTAGTTTGTGATTGTGTTGTAGATATTGATTTAGTTTGAATATCTTTTAAAAGATTAGGCAATATAATAAAACTACCTGAACCCGAATACATTTTAATTGTTACATTTTTATTACCAATTCCTGTTATATTCCAATTATCAGTTATTATAGATACGTTTATATTGTATCTACCATTAGAAGGAACTATATAAACTCCAGTTGATGTTGTATAATTATTATTGTTATCATAGTTAGGTGCAGAAGAATCATCATCAAATTTAAAAATAATTTCTCCACCATAATCTAAAACATCAGAAGTAAATTGCGCTCTAGTTTTTGATTGATCTATAACGCTATCTGCAACAGTCATACTATTGCTTAAATCACATACTAACTTTTTAATATCATTGTTAATTAAAAAAGAACTATTAAGATTCCATCCTAATTGATTTAATCCACGTTCTAATATGCTTCTTAAATACATACATGGATAAAAATCTGTTACACTAGCAAAACCATTAGATGCATTTCCACCTCTAGAAATATATGGGTATGCATGGTCATAAGTATCAGAAGTAGCTGCATTTGCTGTAGTTATTCCTACTTCATTATATATTTGTGTATTGTTATTCCATGCTATATCATTTAGCTTTAATTCACTAGAACTCTTTACCCAATCAATATTATTACCGAAAAAGATTAATTCAAAATAATCTTTATTAATAGCTTTACTTACTTGTAAAAATCCTGTATCATTTTGGTTATTATCAACTATTATAACGCATGGTTTTCTACCTAAAGCATCTCTATAATCTTTCTTACTATTTATATTATCTACATTAGAAAGTAACTTAGAGTTGTTTTTAGTATTAGGTACTTTGAAAGTTTTAGAAAAAGTACCAGTTCTAACTTTTAAATTATCTAAGTTAACTATACCCTTAGTTAATGCTAAAGGAAAATCTTTAAAATTAGCTAAATCTAAATCACCTAAAACATTATTACTATTATCTAATATTCTTATAACTACACCCATTATCCTCTATGCCCTTTTTCAGTATTAGCTAAACTATAATTTAAAACAAATTGTATAGGCATATTTTCATTATTCCTAATTAATTTAGAACCATCTTCTATTAAAATAGAAAAGTATTTACCACCTATTTCTATCCATGCTATTTTTGTAATTAGCATTGAACTAGCAAAATTTATAACATCCCTTCCTATACTTTTAGAATATGCTGAAAAGCTTTTAGATGTTTTATTATGCATTACTGCATTCCCATAATCACTAGATGAATAAGTAGTACTTATAGCTTTTGTATAGTTAATAGATTTATATTCTATAGTTTCTGTTTCATTACCCTTTAAAGTAATGCTATCTTGTTTTCCAAACTTATTAATAAAATGTATTCTAACATCTGTTCCACAACTTTCAACTATATTATAAGTTTTAACTTCGCTTCTTATTCCATCATCACTAACTAATTGAATAGTATATTTAGCTACATTTGTCAAACTAACACCCATAGCTATTAAATTAGCAGTACCTACAGGAACATCTAAATAAGGATTAGTAAGAGAAGAAACTACTATAGAATTCCAATCTGATACACTTAAATTATCTGTATTTAATAAAGCTCCTAAATTGTTATATGTTAAAACCTTAATTATATAGTTTTTTACACCTCCACTAGATTCTGTCCATGCCATTCCTAAGAACTCATTAGATGCTAATTCTATATCTTTAGTAGTTGGTCCTTCACTTAAAAACTTCTTAGTTAATCCATCTAATTTATAATTTTGTTTATCAAAAGTTGCTAAACTAAAATGAGATTCTCTCCAATTAAATGAAGGAATATTACTAGATTGATAATCAAAAGAAGCATTATTAGCATTATCAGGATCATAAGCAGTAACTAAAACACCACCAGTTAAAACTACTTCATAAGCTTTTATTCTAAATTGTATATTATCAACATCATTAATTACTGCACTTGCTCCTATTGTCTTTAATTTAAAAGAAACGTGTTTTTTAATTACTTCATTAATATCAAAAGTAAATTCATCAACAGTACCTAAATCAGGTGAAACGCTTATAGCAGCTACTCTAGGAGCAGTAATACCACCATCTTCTGAAATTGCAACCTCTATAACTAAATTAACTATTGTAGCTTCATCACTTTCTAACTTAAATATAATAGGCTGGTATGCTAAAGCTGGTGAAGAAGGAGTTGTTATTGCTGTTATTGCCATTTTTAATTATTCTTTTTATTAAAATCTTTTGTAATTTCACTTACTAAAGTATCA